GGCAAAAATGGGGCAGCGTCTCAGCATGATAAGGGGATGCCAGTCACGGCCGTCTGCTTGTGTAGAAGACTATCATGATCTCTAGGGGAGGGTTCCTCGAGGTGAGTTCGGATGCGATACTCAAAAAACTGCCGATATCTCTTGTCGAAGGACCTTCATGAAAAGCGCGTTCCCTGGTCAGTTTTCTAGCAACCCTAAGAATATAAAGAATCTATGGGAAGAGGCGATAATCGCTCTGGATGCAAATGTTTTGTTGGATTTGTATCGATACTCTGATTCAACACGATCTGCATTTCTAAATGTGCTTGAATTGATGAGGGAAAGAGTGTGGATATCATATCAAGTTGCAGGCGAGTACTTTTCCAATAGGCTTTCTGTTATTAGCGCTCAAGCTAAGCATTACGATGACTCTGTAAAGGTTTTGGAGAAGCTTAGAGCGAGTTTTGAAAACCAAAAACAGCATCCATTTGTCGCTGGTGAGACGCTCGCTGGATTTGTTGAGTCGTTCAATAAACTTGTTTCTGAGTTGAAGGAAAGTCAGGCGGCTCATGCCCGAAGAATTAGTGAGGATGAAATTAAAGAAATACTTGGTGACTTGTTTGATGGGCGGGTGGGGCCATCTTATGATGATGCCAGATTGGAGGGTATGATTACGGATGGGGCTGAAAGATATAAGAATAAAATTCCACCTGGGTTTAAAGATGAAAGTAAGCCAATCGGTGAGCAGTTAAAGGATCGATGCGCTCCTTATGGAGATTATATAGGCTGGATGCAGCTTATGGATTACTCTAAGTTAGAGGGGCGTGGAGTTATTTTTGTCACCGGAGATGTAAAGGAGGATTGGTGGCTAAGGCATTCCGGAAAAACAATTGGTCCTCTGCCTGAATTGATTGAAGAGTTTATGTTTATAACCTCGCAGCAATTTCACATGTATCAGCCAGATCGTTTTCTAGAGTATGCAAATAGTTTCTTGAAGCAAGAAGCGTCGCCAGATGCGGTTGAGGAAATTAGAGATGTTACGGTGGCTGAATTTGACGATGATAAGGCTCAGAAAATTTTTGATTTGAGCAGTGCTTTTATAAGGAATGGCTTTTGGGACTATGAGACTTTGAAAGATGGCCGAACAGTTCTCCGTAATCATCACTATCATGCTAACTCTGATGGGCGCATGGAGAACGGTCATCAGTTTGAAAGTATAGGTTTGGATCAGTTTTTTTCAGAGCGTGATTTAGAGCTTGAAGAGCTTTACTTTAAAGAGCAGATTAGAGGGCTTCGAAATAAAAGGGCTATTCTTAGAGCGGAGCAGGAAAAGTGCTTGTCTGCTTTGTCTGATTTGAATAGAAGTGCTAGCTCGCTTGACTTTGAAGATAAGGCTCCGTCACTAAATGAGCAGCTTCATTTAGTGACCGGTCAGATAAAAAAGTTGAATGATGAGATGAGAGAGTTTCAGAGTGCATTAAGAAATCTTAGGCATGAAAGGCATGATGAGGAGTGAGTTGGATATTATGTAGGGTGGCTGGCTGATAAGACTTTCCAAATTCTTGAAAGTTCGTTTGAAGACTCATCATCCATCCACTTGGCATAGACTTCGACCAGCATTGTAAAGTCTTTGTGGCCCATCTGTTTCGCGATGAACGCAAGGTTCCCACGTGCAGTCAGGCACCAGCACGCATAGGTGTGTCGGGTCTGGTAGGGGCGGCGAGGCCTGATCTGCGCTCGATGCTGTATGGCCGCCCACTTGGTATTCCAGGCTGTTGGAACGAACCACTTGTTGATCACTTTCTTACGCGCCTGTGTAGCTGGTGATAACAGCGGTGTTGCCTGTTCAGTGCGGCTCTCGTGTCGATTGTGGTAGATGTTGATCTCTTCAGGCTTGTCCCCCTTGATCAAGTCCATTAAGACCTTGCATGCCTCGATTGCGGGAGGCATCAGCATCACTGTTCGAGGCTTCCCGGTCTTGGGCAGTTTGAAGGTGCCTCGTGCGGTGATGGCCCTGGTTATCCTAATTTGGCCCTGATCTAGATCTATATCCTCTACAGCTAGGCCGCATAGCTCACCGGGTCGCAGGCCGGTATACACTGCCAAGGTTATTGCTGCTGCGTCCTGGCGATGAAGACAGCCTTTCGTTATGAGCAGGTCGAACTCGGCCTGGGTTAACGGGTCGGGCTCTCGGTCTTGCATGGCAAAGCGAATGCACGCGGCCGCCAGCCCCTCTCGGCAGTATCCATTGCTTTCACACCAACCCAGGAAGCCGGCGAAGGTGGCAAGGTAATGGTTCGCGGTCGATGGCGCGCGGTCTGCAATCAGTTGGGTCCTGAGCAGTTGGATGTCTTCGGGCAGCAATGTGCTGGCAAGGCGATCCTTGCCCACCAGGTGAGTGCATATCTCAAGTGCATAGCCGTACTTCTCTTCGGTTTCTGGTGTTATATCCACCGCCTTGAGGGGCTTGTATCTCTCCAGGAGTGCACTAAGGCGCTCGTCTCTAACGTTGCTGTAGTTGGTCGCGTGCTTCGAGTTTGGAAAGTGCCGACCATAATCAAAGTGGCCGGTTTTGATCTCATGAATAATTGCCGCCCTTAGAAGGGCGGCGTGTTTGATGTTGGCCTTGGTGATGGGCAAACCCAACGATTCACGACAGCGTACCCGCCGCCACATGAACACGACGCGCAAATTGCCGCCGTGTATCTCAATGCCCTTGTGCTTTGCCAGTTCTGCCTCTAGGCCGCTTCTTGGGGTGCGCTCTCGGCCCACTTGTCATACTCCGTCATGTTGATTGCGATACGGCCATCAGGTGTCTTGCGCCAAATTCGGCCTTGGGCCCAGGTGCCGTTCTTTACCTTGTGGCGTATGGCGTCTTCGCTGTACCCGGTGAGTTCGGCAGCTCGGCAGATCATCACCCAGCGTGGCAGGCTCATGCTGCCTCCTTGAGTTGTTCGGATTGGCGCCAAGGGTCATTGGCCCTTGCCAGCGCTGCCATCGGCGGTGGGCTGACGCTGTTGCCGCACATGTGAACTTGTTGGGTCTTGGTGAATGGCTTGCCGTCGGCGCCGTGGCTGATGATGTAGTCGTCGGGGAAGCCCTGAGCCTTGTACAGCTCGGAGGGCTGCAGCATCCGCAGGCAGATATCGACGATCACATAGGGGGTGCCCTTGATGGTGACGGTTACCAGGCCAAGGCGGTCCCTGGTGGTAATCGTTGGGGCCGGTTCGTTTGCAGCGCTCACGTTCTCGGCGCCGTAGTAGCTGATCAGGAATGCGGCGACCCGCAGGGCGCCCTCTTCGTGCTCAGGCGATAGGGTGTACTCGACCAGGCCGTGATGGGTGCCGGCTGCGCTGACAGTGTGCAGCGGTTCGGCGCAATCCTTCGCATCGCAGTTGCCGCGCAGGTGCAGCAGGTTTGCCGTCACCAGCTGTTGCTGACTGCCGGTGTTGGTAACCGTGGTCATCGGATCCTCGACGCTCCTGGATACCGTGGTGTTGAAGCCACCATTCATCTGGGCCATGAACGCAGTCACCACTGATCGGTGGTTCTTAGTCATCAGGGTGCCGGCAGGCAGGTCAATTGGCGCCGGCTTCCCGGAGTACTCAGGGCCCCCGGTACCCACCAGCACAGCGCCGGCGATGGCGTGCTTGACGCCGCCGGCAACAAAGGTGCCCAGCGGCTGGTCAAGGCCAGGCGCTCTGGGTTCCTGGCCGGTGCGCTCGCCGTATCCGGTTTGGATCAGGGTTGGGCTGATCAGCGTCAGTTCACCTCGATTCGCGCAGGTCACAGTCGGTAGCGGGGCGGACGGGTCGTTGATCCGGTCGCTGCCCTGGTGCGTTGCTGGCGCGATGATTGGGCTGGCCATGGCGAACGATCCGCCGCGGGGCCAGGATGTCACGGTTCGCAGCGGTTCATGGGCTGACTGCACGCTGTCACCGGACCAGTTCGCAATAGGCACAATGAAAGGGTCAGCGGCATCGATGAGATATTTCTTCATGCCCTTGGCTATTCGCCGAAAGGTTGCAGGTGCCAGCGGCTTGGGCCGGTCGAAGATGCTTTTGCTCGGGATTGTCCAGTCAATGCACTCGGCGGCGGTGCGCCACTTCTTCTGGCCCTTGGCTGGGTTCTTGGCATGGGTCGGCTCTGGCCACACGATGGGCTGGCCGTCGCAGCGGGCGATCATGAACAGGCGTTCCCGACTTGTCGGCGCGCCGAAGTCGCACGCCTTGATCACGCGCCATTCGACGGCATAGCCCAATCCTTCCAGCAGTTGTACAAAACGGCGCCAAGTGGTGCCGCGACGTTTTGGGTCAGGTACCAAGAACTGATTCGATACAGGCACGTGCTCTCCAACATCGGCAACCCGGTTGATTTTGCTCTTGGGTTTGGTGGGTGCTGTACCAGGTCGAGGGTGACTACTCGACCGGTCGCCTTGTCGCGCTTGGCGATCAGCGGCCCCCACTGCAGGATCTGCTTCACGTTCTCCAGGCTGATGACCCGGGGCTTCTTCTTGCCGCCCCACTTAAGACCGATCCACGACAGGTTGCGGATCTCGCGCTTGCGTGGCTGGCCGCCGGCAGCCTGGCTGTGGTGGGTGCAATCGGGGCTCATGTGAAACCAGCCAACGCGGCGGCCTTGGCATTCTTCGTCGGGGTCGCCGTCGAAAACGTCGGTGGTGTAGTGCCGGGCGTGCTGGTGGTTGGCGGTGTGCATGCTGATCGCGGCGGGGCTATGGTTCTTGGCCACATCGACCGTGCGGCCCAGGCCCATCTCCAGCCCCGTGCCTGCGCCGCCGCCACCGCAGAAGAAGTCGACAATGATTTCATCATCCTGGGCGTTGAAGCTCAGGGAATACTGGGTCTTGAAGTTGAAAGGAGGTGCTTTCAGGGATGTCATGCCGCGTCCTCCTGGCCCAGCTCGCGGGCCTCGCGCTGCTGGTGCATCTCGTAGGCTTCTCTCAGTGCTTCGCGTACATGCGGATAGCCATAGGTATCTGCCTCATGCGGGAAGGTGATGGTGCTGTTCTCAGGCTCCCCCCAGAAGCTGCCGTGGGTGTTGAGCCATTCAATGAGCCGGGTGTCCAGCGATTCGCCGTTGTGTGCGGAAGCGGCGGTGACGGTGTGGAAGACTCGATAGGCCAGGGCGCGGGCTTGGGCGGCCAGGGCATCTGCTTTAGCCTGGACGGGGGCGGTCCCAGGGATCGCCTTGTACGTCGAGGCAGCAAGGCCGAGTGCCTGCGCGATGCTGATCAGTGTCTGGTGGTCTTCCAGGGTGAAGGGTTGCGCCTTGAGCTGGCGCTGGAGGGTGTTGTGGTCGGCGAGCTGCTTTTTCAGTTCCTCGCGGCTCTCGACAGCTCGGGCCAGATCGTTGTTCAGTGCATAAATCCGGTCGCGGTCGTCTGCTGTAGCGCGTGCCAAGGCGCGCAGGAACGCCCGGCGGATTAAGTAAGCCAGTAAGGCCAGCTCAACCAGTTGGCCTATGGCGATGATGATCAGGTGTTGAGTTTGCATGTGCTGTGATCCTCGTTAGAGCCCGCCGCCGGACGGATAAGTGGTGAGAGGACGGCGGCGGGGTGTTGCAAGCTGAGTTAGCGGGTGGCTTCGTACAGCGGTACTTCGTTGATCGCGGCCTTGATCTTGGCGCGGACGGCGTTGTACGCCTCTTCAAGCACCTTTTCTGGGCGGATCAGTTCGAACCACATCACAAGGCGGCCCTCGGCGATGCGATAGCGGAAGCGTGCCGGGATACAGAAGCCATCGCCGCCCAGGAAGGGCTTCACGCCGATGAAGAACTGTTCAGGGATGTTGAGTTGCCCGGACTCGCCGGCGCGTCCGTCGATTTCCTCGTTGTAGGTCAGTTGGACCTGGCCGTTATCGAGGCGGGTGCCTTGGCGGAAGCTGATGTTTTTCTTCGCTTCCAGGGTGCGACTGATTTCCAGCATGTCCGCCGCGCTGGGGGCTGCTGGGAAGTCCTGGGGCTGGGTGATGTCCTTCACGTTGTCTTCGATGAACTCGGCGAACGATGCCTGATCCATCTTCTTGCGGTCGGCTGCTTTCCAGCGGCCCCATTCAACAGTGATCGGGCAGCAGTAGCTGGCCGTGTGTTCGGTCCAGGACGGGCTATCGGGTTGGTGGTAGTCGAGGACGGCAGTGAAGGTCCGGCCTTCAGGCCCGTCACAGAAAACGGATGTGGCCGAGGTGGCGAAGCGGTTCACGTAGTCTATGAAGCTGTCGGCATCGAGCATGGTTACTTTCTGGCGGATGCGGCTGGGGGAGGGCAGCAGCTTCTCCAGGTCTTGCACCTTTACGCCGTCGGGTACCAGGGCAACCGGTGCGTGCAGACCCGGATGGTCGAGAGGTTTGCCCAGGGCCTGAGACAGGCTGACGAGATGTTGAATGGCTTCTTGCATTGGATGTGCTCCAGTCTTTGTGGTGAGAGGTGGTTACTGCGAAACATTGCGCAGGGTGGCTGGACTGTCCTCGTCAAGGACGGGGCGCAGTGGCAGATCCTGCTGGCGAGGGTTGCGCCGGGTGAGGTTGCCTTCCGGTGTCAGGAAGAACAGCGATGTGCCACGGGAAAGGGTCGGCTCTTTCACCTTCACGTCAGCCTTGATGTTCATCTGGCCTCGTCCGTCGGGCTTGTAGGTCAGTTCAATGACCAGCTTCCCGCCTTTACCGGAAAGGCGGATGGCATCGATCAGGCCAAACTGGGCCTCGCTCAGTTCATCGAGCAGGCCGCCGGCCTCGATGTCGCGAAGGGTGTCGATAAAGGGTCGTGCTTTGCTCATGTGCTGTGTCTCACTGGTTGTTCGCCCCTGGACGGCAGGGGCCACCGTTGTCAGGCCGCTGCTTTCTCCGCTTGGGCGTCGAGGTAGGCGGCCAGGTTGTGC